CGAGGTCAACCAAATCGTCGCTGACTCGCATGACTCGACCGGCGGAGTCCGTATCAACCAGCCCGCGACCAATCGCGGTGCCAAGGTCAATCACCTTGCGAGCCTGCACGCAGCAGTCAGAGAATTGGAAGAGTCGGTATTTGCTGTTCGTTTTCATGTTCGCTTCCTTCGGCCGGAATCACCCGGCCAGCCTCGAAAGCCCCGACTTCGGACGGGGCCTGTGGTTTACTGGCCGCGAGCGCGGCCAGCCGTCACCTAGTATGTCTGAAAAGCATCGACCAGTTTCGCGGGACCGTGGCTCGCGAGAACGGCTGTGATCGCTGCGGCGACGCTCTTTGCGGTCAGGTGGATCGACCGCACAACTGGACTTCGTCCGGTTTTGATTTTGACGGTGTAGTTGTTCATCTCATTCCCCTTCGGCCGGAATCACCCGGCCAGCCTTTGTTGTCTCAGCCGGTCATTTGGTCGCGGCTGCATCTGACTCGCGTATCTTAGCCGCTAACGTCAGCGGGTCAATTTAGATATCGGCATTCCGCTCGGAATTCTTTCGGAATTCTCACCGCGACCACCCGGAAGCCGCTATTTCCCCGGCGTTTTCCGCTGTTTCTGAGGCTTGGAAATCTTTTTGTATTCTTCCAATTTCTTTGCCGCGAGCCGCTTGTCGGCCCTGGCGGCGACGCCTTTCATCGCTCTGGCCCTCTTCTGAGCCGGTGTCATCGCAGCGTTGCAGGCCATCGCCATCGCCATGCCGTGTGCGGATTTCTGCTCGGCTGTGCGTCGGTCCCAGCCGATCTGGCGCATCGCAGCCGGGGTCAGGTTGCTTGGTTTTTTTTTCATATTAGCACGTCCTCAAGTTCGGATTCGTCTTCGATCGGTTCTTCGTTTTCGGCAATTGGATCGTCATTGTGGTCGGCAAACAAATCCTCCTGCACCTCGACCGGCTGAAATGCGAGCCGGATATTTTTCTGAGCCTGGCGGAAGTAACTCTCTTTGAGTTCGATGCCCAATCCCTTTCGTCCCATCGCGACCGCTTGAAAGACTTCACTGCCGACTCCGAGGAATGGAGTTAGCACGACGTCACCCGGATTGCTCCACAGCGTGAGGCAGCGTTCGATCACGTCCAACTGCAACGCACAAACGTGTTTCTCTTCCTCGTTCTCTTTCGAGTCCTGGTACGGCATCAACCGGCCGCTCCGAATATCCATCCAGACTGGCGAGGCGTACCTCCTCCAAATCCAGTGACTCAACAGGTTCGTGCGTTGGTCCCCTTTGAAGTTTCGGAAACGCCGCACCAGGTCTTCCGGCATCGGCGTTTCACCTGCATAGGTCTTGAGTCCGTGGGGATGTTCGATCGGTTCCGGGTTGACGCCGCCCTTCTTGAAGACGAGCACATAATCCGCCGGCCCGATGCGAACTGTTGCCGAGTCCTCACAGATGTTCTTGTGACGGAGAGACTTCATTCGCGTTCGACGTGCGATCAACCAAGGGTCTTTCCAGATACAGATGCGGCACACGAATCCGAAGCCAGCGGCCTCGTGAGCGCGGACGATGTCACCGGGGAAGTCGCGTTGTGTGTATTGGCCTTTCTTCAAATCCATGCAATGCACTGCCGTCAACCGCGACGGTTTCGTGAGACGGAAAATCTCGTTGACGATGAACTGATACTGGTCCAGACCTTCTTGATAAGTCGCGACGTTGCTCATGTCTCGCGGGTCGTTGCTGTAAGCGTATGTTTCTGGAAACGGCGGTGAATATACTGAGAAGCCAACCGACTCACTTGGCAAGGTTGGAAGCACTTCCATGTTGTCAGCGTTCCAAATTGCGTACTGCTCACAAATCTCTTGATTGATTACAGCCATTGTGGAATCTCGCTTTCGTTGATGTGTTTGTTGATCGTCTGAACTCCCGCACCTTGCCGCATGTGCTCGACCAGTGCTGCGAACATCTCATTCGCTTTGACCTGTTTCTTTTGCAGGTTCGCGGTGACTCCCTCTTCCCCTTCGGTCGCGATCACGTCCACGTTGACCGGCCCAACTCGACCGAACCGCAGCGAACGTCGAATTGCTTGATACCACTGCTCAAAACTGTGCGACGGAAAAAATGTCTGATGCCCGCAGTGTTGATAGTTCAGGCCCAACGCTCCGAGCTTCGGTTTGCTAACCAAGACTCTGAAATCACCCAACGCGAATCCGTTCAGCCTGTCGGCCTTCTCTTCGTCTGTGTGCCGCCCAGCCACCTCGACCGCGCCGGGGATCATGCTGGCCAATCGAATCCCTTCTTCGTTGTATTGGCACCAGACGATTGCCGGCTTGTCATGTTTGACCAACTCGGCGGCCATCTCGCACCGCTCGGCAATGGATCGCTTCCGCTCTTCACGTTGCTCTTTCAGAGTCGATGCAATCCTGATGAACAACTCGCCGGGAAACCGAAACGTCGTCGGCACAACGTGCTGAGTGACCGTCAGCGGCGGCAACACGAAACGCTCATCAGCGAACCCAAGATCGCCGGGAGTCCGCAACGACATCGACCACGAACACACCCAGCGCCAGAACGCAGACTCACCGTGTGCGCGAAAGAAGTATTTGGCACGGTTCCAGAAGTCGCCTTCTTTGAACAGCGAATGCCGTTTGTTGTCGCTCGACAGAAAGAACCGAGCCAGCATGTCGGACTGAGTGAGTTCGCCGAGTGCCTCACTGATCGTTCCGAGTTCGATGAAATCATTCGGGGCCGCCGTGGCTGTGCAGCCGAGTCGGTATCGCATCTTCGACATGAACCGCGTCACTTGCTTTCGGCGCGTCCCATCAAATGCCTTGAGACATGAAATCTCGTCCGCCACAACGCCAGCGAAGTCATCCGGGTTGAACTTGTGCAGCCCCTCGTAGTTGGTCACAGTGATATTCGGCATCACTGTGCCGTCGCGTGATTGCTTGGCCTCGATTCCAAACTTCTCGGCCTCACGCACCGTCTGAGCCGATACGGCCAACGGAGTGAGCACGATCACCGGTCGGTTCGTGTGACGACGCACATTCTCGGCCCACACCAACTGCATCGGCGTTTTTCCAAGTCCGCAGTCAGCGAAGATTGCAGCACGCCCTTTGCGGATGCTCCAGTCAACAAGATGCCGTTGAAAGTCGAAGAGGAAGTCCGGCAACCATAGCGGCTCGAATCCGTCCATACCGGCTTGCTGCGACTTGGCAGCTAGGAATTCTTGATAGCTCATTCCACTGCCTCCAGCGTTATCGGGTCCAGGTACTTCACCGGCTTGCCGATCGCGTTCGCGTATTCGATCTCGTTCCAGACTCCGCTCGACTGCGAGAAGCCGCCGAGCTTGAGCACCCACAGCTCGGCGCAGCGGTCGATCATGGCCAGGTCGAACGTCCGCCACGCCTCGAAGTCGGTTCCGAGCAGGTCGGCGAACTGGTGGCCGTAAACGATTGGCGAAAAAACAAGATGGCCGGCCTTCAGCAGCCGCAGCGTCGCGGCTTTCGCGGCGAGGAATCGGTCGTGACGAACGTCTGCGGACGGGTGGCTGTAGGGTGATGCCAAGTAAATCATGTCAACGCACTCCGTTTGATTGCCGGCCTTGTTCGGCCCGCCGGAGAGTCCGGCGGGCGGGTTGTGTGGGTCAGGCTTGAACCAGTGCCCGGCTGCAATCTTCGATTTCCATTTGTAGCAGGCTATCGAAATGCTCGTTTCTCTTGTTTTGACCAACAAACCACTCGACATGAAACTGAGCTGCAACTTCTGGATGGCTATCTTTTCGGCCTCGGTAGATTGCCAAAATTACCCCGAACAACTCTTTCAGTTTTTCTTGTCGGCTCATTGTCTTTCCCTTTGCGTTTGGTGGTTTCGTTCGCGTCTGGGTGCATCTTAACCGCTAACGTCAGCAAGTAAACCAACAAATCGGCATTCTGAAAAGAATTCTTGAGAATTGCCGGCCTTGTTCGGCCCGCCGGGTGATTCCGGCGGGCGGGTTGGGGACGTTGGATCAAATCTTCCATCCATCACGGAAGATTTCGATGGCACGACTCAGCGGAACGCATTGATTCGGCAAAGCTCCCTCGTGGCCAACCATCGTTTCACCGTTTGCCCAAAGTGTTCGGATCATCTTGATTCCTTCGCGTCCGCGACGGGCGAAGTTCAACTCTGCCTCCGAAGCCCATTGGTCGAGTTTCGCGTTGACTGCGTTTCCGAGTGTGCTGGTGGTCGTTTTCATCGTGTTTACCTTTGCGTTCGTGTTTGCGTGTCAGTCACTTCCAACAAAGGGAGTATCGGTTGCTGGCGTCAGCGAGTAAACCAACAAATCGGCATTCTGAAAAGAATTCTTGAGATTGGTCGCGGCGTTGTCTGGCCACGAAAAAAGCCGCTCCGCAAAGTGTGAGCTTTGCGTGCGG